TGAGGTCCGTAGAATAGGATGATGCCATAAAATTCCTTATAAATTATGTAATATTATCAATTTTAGTTTCATTAAGCTGCTATGTCAACCACACTCCAAGTATTAGTTACCCCAATATCAACCACTGCCCAAGCTGTGATAAATAAACGGCCTGTAGAAGTTGTCATATTTACGCCTGTTACAGCAACAGATCCATCTATAGTAAATGTTACTGTTCCTGATGTAGTTAATACACTAGACCCTGTTAAAACTAAAGTTGCTACATCTCCACTAGCTGTACCCGTTGTTACATTTAAAATATTTGTAGTTAAATCAACTGTAGCATTACCTGTTAAAGACTCATCACCAATTACTATGCTTAAAGCATTACCAGTTACTTCAAATGAAGAACCAGCATCTGCTGTAACAGTATCTGTAGTTATATTCATTGAATCTCCAACTACAATTTCAGAAGTATTACCATCTGCTGTAATTGAATAAGGACCAATAGTTGTGTTTAAACTATTTAATGTTGTAAGTGTAACATCAGCATTACCTATACCATCTTCATTACCTAAAGTTGTTTGTAATAAGTTTGTAGATAAAGTTAAATTAGAATCTGCTGTAAGTGTAACTGTATTTAATGATATATTTAATTGTTCTCCTGTTACAGAAATTTCATTATCAATTTGAACTGAAACAGAATTTAATGTAGTCCCGAGAGCCGTGGTTACATAACCAATACCCCAATCACCATTGCCCCACGTACCTTGGCCCCATGATTGAAACGTTACCGTTTCATCAATGTTGCCTACTCCCCAGGTTCCTCGACCCCATACGCCTGTACCCCAGGAAGCAGACATGAATTACTCCTTAAGCTATTCTTAATATAGCTGCTGCCGCGGTAAATGCTGGGAATTGAATTGTAAACGTTCCAGATGTTGCAGTTTTAACAGCACCAAAATCTAGTACACAAACAGCTTTGTTTCCTGTTGAATTATATATTAAGGCACCTTCTGCGCTTAATGTAACTCCTGTAAAAGATAAATCTGAAAAAGTAACGATAGCTGTTGCACTATCCAATGATACTTGTTGACCTGCTAATACTCCTCCACCTGAAGAATATTGTCCTGTGTCTCCAACTTCATTTGTTGAAGTGAAAACTGTTGTCGTTGCGTTTAATGTTGCATTTGATGTGTACAATGCTAATTTAAAAACTTGTCCCGAACCTGAATCGAAATCGTGTACACCACCTAAAAGCTCTTCTTTAAATGAGTTGCACACTGCTTGATCTATTGCCATGTATTGTTCTCCTTATAGTTGTTATGGGGATGGTGAATTAAGCTTAAGGCGTAACGTACCATCCTGAAATTCGTCTCTGCGTCTTCTACCTGTTTGTTCTAACGCAAATCCTTGTAATGCTTCATTATACTTCTCTTGATATAGTTTGTACATATCCATGGGTCCTTTTAAGTATGCAAAAGCTTCTAATAAACATGCATATAATAATAGTTCTGGTGCATTTAAACTTATATAAGTTGTAGTATTAGTAGTGCTTAAAGAATCTGGTGTATAAATATAATCTAAAGCAACTACATAAGCTGCATCTGGTGTAGGAGCTACTTCAATAGCATTTTCTCTAAAAGTTGCGTAATATTTAGGAAAACCAGTTGCACCGGTTGAATTATATTCTGTTAAAAATGTATCATCTCTTGGCTCTAAAGATACTTGTACTCCTGAAGAATTTGTAGCAACTACTGATCTAACTATTAAAGCACGTCTTTCTGTAGAACTAACACCTGTAGCATTTGGTAAAGCTACAAATTTATTATTAGCTGTAAATGTAGAGTTCGCGTACTCGCGCGCGTAGTCAGCATCAGCTTCTCTAAATATTTTAAATTCAGCATCTCTAATAAAACCATTTACAATAGTAGATGTTAAAACTTCAGAACCTACTTCTGTATAATCTCTAATTTTTTGTACTAATTCTGTATATGTCATGTGATACTAATAGTTACATTACCAATTCCTGTATAAGCTGATCTTTTAGCATTTATAATATCTCCACTTATCCCAGGTTGCATACTGTTAGAAGTAGTTACAAACTGACCTGGCCAATAATATAAATCTAAATCAACTATTATACCTCCTCCTGGTCTTACATCTGCTCTTGGTCGTTTTAAGCCTTGTGGGTCAGCAGGATGGTAAGGTGGATCTAATTGTGGGTGTTTTGCTTCAAATTCAGATATATGAACAATAGAACCATTCCATTCTTTTACCATTTCAAGATAAGGAAACTGCATTCCTGATCTATCTGATATTGCTAATGATTTTTTACCTCTTGCAAATGCCATTAGGTTCTATCTCCAAAATAAGTAAATGGTGAAATATATAAAGATGTTCTTTGCCCATCTTCTTGTAAAGCTCTTTCTAATTCATCTTCATATAATAATTTTAATGCCTGTATTCTCTCTGGTGCATATTTTTGAGATAAATAAAATGCAAGTCCTGAAACCATACATGGAAAAAATCTATAAGGTAAATCTGTTTGATTTGTGTAAGCACCTGCATCTTGAATTCTTTGAATATAATAATATTTTAAAAAAGTATAAGTATTAGCATCAGGTGTTAAATATAAACTTATGGTTGGTCTTATTTGTCTATCAACATAATATTGTGAAGGTTGTCCTGTTTGACCTTTATTAGGAAGTCCTGCATATGCAGATCTATCAATCTTTGTTAATGAAATATCATTAGTTGAAGTAGTTACAGCGCCAGAAGAATTTTGAACTACTGTTCCGCTTGCATGCGCAGCAGCAGTAGATCCAAATTGACCTCTCGAAGCTCCTGTTAAAGTATTTGAACTTTTACCAGTGTAAGTTATTGTTTCTTCTTCTATCTGAATTGTTCCAGAAGAACTAAATGTTGATGCATCAGTTAATACAATTGAAGTAGCAGAAGCTGTTAAAGCTGTGGCTAATGTTGTATCCGCAGCTCCTGTTGAAGAAACATAAGCCTCAAGTACATCACTACAATCACTTGGTGTTGTATAAGTAGCTTGACCAGCTGTAAGTGACTGGCTTCTTAATTCTACTTTCCAAAGGTGAATACCTCTGTTTCCCCATTCAGAAAATAATAAATTTAAACTTCGTCTTGATGATTTTAAATCGTAACCTTTAGTATTACGAATACCACATCTTTCAAAAGATTCTTCAATGACATCATCGATGTCTAAATTAAATGATGTTGTTCCAGATGTAGCCATAAGTCATAACCTTATCTAATCCTTGACATTTGTTTTTTGACTTGAAAGTCTTTTTGACCTCTTGGCATGAAAACACCACCACCCATAGACATTTTAGGTATTTCTGTTCCTGGTTTTACATCTTCACCAACTGGTTTACCTTTAATTGTTGGCTTTACTTTTAACATTTCTACTTTTTTTTTATCTTTACCCATAATTTGTTTTCCAATTTTAGTTAATGCTTTGCCTATCATAGTTAATTACCAGTGTTTATCATACCACCATAGTACTTCTTAGTAAATGTACTAACGTTTGTAGGCTTTGGTCCTACATTACCAGCTGCTCTTTTTCTTTGAACTGCTGATCTTCTTTGACCTTCTGACATAGCCCTAGCTTTAGCTAATGGTACACATTTAGGGTATCCTTTTCTTTTTTCACCTTTTGATCTACCACATGGAGCAAAAGAACCATCTTTACGTTTAGCTCCAATGTCTACCCATTTCTCTTGAACCCATTTACGTAAACTCATTTTAAAACTTTTTTGTAACTTTTCTTCTATCGTCCATTATATCCCCACACCCTTTAGCAATTCCACCTTGAAAATAACTTGATACTGCTTTTCTTTGTTGAGATTTATTTTTTTTTCCACCTGGAACTATTTTGCCAGAACAAACTGCAGATGCATACATATTTGCATACGCGCTTGGATAAACTTTAAATTTTCTTTTAGCAGCAGCTTTTCCTCTTGGACAAAGTTTAGCCATTATTTTTCTTTCTTTTTGATTTTAACATTGCTCTTGATGGTTTAGCACCTCTAAGTTTACCTTCAATCTGTTTTGGTATTTGTGATCTTCCTATAGCCATAATTAAAATATTGTTGAATATACAATTTTACCATTTACCTTCTCAGCCTTCAAGTACTGCTTCCTGTTGTACTTAGTCGAAAAACTACAATGTACCCATCCACTATTAGGCTCATTTATATTCCAAAACTCAAGTATACATTGATCATATTCAAGGTTATATACAATCCAATCACTCAATTCCTTATTAGCCACACCAAATATTTCAAAGTCTGCTGCTTCCCCGCGCGCGTGCTGGCTAGTGCGTGAAGAGCCAATTGCCTCGCATAATTCAGGTGATCTATAACCAGAGCTCACGGATACTGGCAGTCCATAAAAATCTCTAATAGGTTGTAATATGTTATCACAAAGGATTTTTAAATTTAATATATGTTCTTCACTAGGTGTATTATCTATACCAAGTCTTAAAGCTTCTTGAGACTTTGTTAATTCATTTAATGTAAAACTTTTACTTAGATTCATTTCTTAATTTTCTTATAACCTCAATAACATGTTTTTCATATTGTTTATTTGTAGAAAAATTATCTAAAGTTTTAGCCATAGCTATAGGATCTCTATTTACTGTAATTTCTCTAACTCTTCTAAATTCAGCATACACTCTTTTTGTATTTAGAATTTCAATGTAATACTTAACAGATTCACACTTGTTTTTAAAGACCCGTACCCTCCAGTCTATAGAATCTGGTTGTTTTAATGGAAGCATTCCTTCTTTTGACCACACTCTTATTCCAAATAAATTATGTCCCTCGCGCGCGAACCTTGATCTTCCATAGTCACTTTCTACTATAGCTTGAGCTATTATTAGTTCTGTATTGATTCTTTGTCTTCTGGGAATGTCGAAATTAAGGTAGTTGATGCAATTAGTGAGGGAGGAAATGAATTCTTTGTCGTTTGAGTACTCAAACTTAGGAGGTCCAAATCCTATCTTCTTGGCCCAGGTAATTGCTTCACCCTGAGCCTTGTTCTTGGCGGCTGGATTGGGGAAAAATGTACCTAATACAAATGCTGCTAGAGCTATTATCAAATATCTTATTATTGTAGTCTTGATTAGCATAACATTTACAGTGATTTGAAAGGCAGCATCCAACTGCGAGGTTGTTAATACAATTAATCTTGCTTAACTTCTTTGATTCTTTTAATACCATGTTTATCTACTTCTACAATGGCTTTTATTTCTTTACAACTCCAGTTTACATTAATTCCTGGATCTCGTTCTACTTTTCTTTTTTGTTCTAAACATTCTGCAAGATTAGCTTTAGGTGAATAACCTTCTAATTTATTATTCATATACATTAATAGTGCAAATACAACTTCAATCATTACTTACCTCGTAATGTGTCTAATTCTTTCTCTAACTTATCAACTTTTTTTTCTAATTGAGCTATTAATACTTTAGTATGTACGTTTTCTTCTAGTTGTTTAGAATGTTTGTCTAATGCTTTAGCTTGATATTCAATTAACATATACATCTCTTGATTCTTAGGAGTTTGTTCTGCTTTCTTTAATAGATCCTGTGCCATTAACTTTTCATTGGTTTCAATTCTATTAAGTCTTTCAACTATTCCAAAGTAAGTCCATACTGCTATAACAATAGCAGATATAATAGCTACTATATTTTTAATAGGTAAAGCTATATTTGTTTGATCATTTACTTTAAATTCACTACTCATTTTTTTTCTCCTTATCCATTATATCATAAAAAAAATTATCAGTATCATCTGTTTTCCATGATCTATTTTCTACATTCCATTCATTAGTTTGTACTTTATAATCCGGCCAATGTGTTGCAGTTGTAAAGCTAGGAATACTCCACAGAATACGATTATTAGGTTGAGCTGCAAAAAAACCGTTATCAAGAGCCAGAACATGAGCACACTTATGCTGATCAGGTATTTCGGAATGTTCAGTATCCAAGATATTAGGTTCTGGATGTGCCCAATCAATTGTAAATAAATATTGTCCATGAATAAATTTTTTATCCTTGCCTAAATATTTACAGCGTTGCCCGATTAAAAAATCAAAAGTAGTAACAGAAGGATAATAACTAAATGAATTCCATAGCTCAAGATCTTGGAGATCTGGAGATTCCATTTTTCCTTGATGCACAGAACCGCTGTCTCCTCCTTGAATAAAAGCAGAGATAGGAAGCCTCCAATATATTGCACCATTCGTAAGTAAAGCATGAAATAAGATTGCACGACCTGGAATGCTTGCAATACCAATGACCACACAATCTTCAGTTTCGCCATGATGTTCTCGTAAGTCATATAAATACTCTCTTCTTATTTTACAATATATAGGTGGTATGTTAGCATTTAAATAAGACATTACAAGCTAACATTTCCATCTTCTTCTTGCTTGTCTTAATCTTGAATTAGGGTCTTTTGCTGCTTTTGGAAACATTTTCATTTGACCAGCAGATCTAGCACAATAAGATTTTCTTCTTGCTGCTCTTTTTGGTCCTGGACTATCTTCTGTAACAGCAGTGGATAATTTAGAACCTGGATTCATTCTTCTATATGCTTTAACACCAGCTTGTGTCATTCCAGCACCAGATTCAGTTGATCTAAAATTTTTTTTATTTCTTGGTGGCATTCCTCCTTTAGAATAAGGAGTGACATTTTTCTTTTCTAATCCTGTGTGTTCTTCTAAATATTCTCCATAATATGAATATGGATCTAATTTATCAAACATGATAATTACTTATCAATAAATAGTGTAATATTTAAAGCGCTTGTATTTGCGGTGACACCGATACCATCTACGATACCAACACCATTTCTTTCAGCGTATAAAACTCCATCCTCTGGAAGATTTAATGTTTCTGTTCCGCCTGCTCCAACAGATACTTGAATATAAACTTCTGTGTTAGTTGAACCACTTACTGTTGTAGAATTTGCTAAACCATTAATTACTGCGGTTCCTGCTGCACCAGTAGATTGAATCATAAATCCTCTTAATCTTGTAGGACCTGTAAATAATACTTTATTAGATTCGCTACTATCACATATGACTGGTTTTACATCTGATTTCATAGGACTTATTTTACATTAAAAATACTGGGGCGTAAATACGCCCCAGTATGTTAATTTCTTAAGCTCCTGGTGAGCCGAAGATTCCTCTAGG